TATTATTATAAACATTGCCCACTTCAAAAGAAGGCGGCGATACAGGAAAAGTTACACTTTCCCCTGCACAGCTTAAAACCAATTTGCAACCTGTATTTAAGCCAGAGCTTGAACTTATAAGGCTATCTACCGCCTGATTTAAAAACGACAAAATTGAAGCCATTACACCGCCCCCTCATTCATGTTTATACTTCTCTTTTGCATTTGATAATAAATTCTTTGCATCAATTTATCTGCTAAATCATCTAAATCTTCATCAGATTTCATGTTGGCACCATAAATATTAATGTTAAAGCTAAAATTATTTCCGCCACTTTGATTATTTTTTACTCCCTGCATATATGCCGTCTGAATAGATTTATCGTGGGGAATTATTCTAGTTCCACTTGGAAGGTCTACAATTTCTCCGCCTTCTTCATTTATTATTGCAGGTCCTCCAGTGAAATTTTCTGTTCCTCCTGCAAATTTAGGAATATTAAGACCGCCAAACGTTGTTCCACCAATACCTGGTACACCTTCTGGAACTGTAAAGCTAATCGAATTTATACTATCTATAATACTATTTACACTCGATTTAATTCCATTTAAGACACTGTTAACAATATCATTTAGACTTGTAAAAATGCTCTGGAATATATTAACAATACCTTGCCACGCCATTTGCCAATTTCCAGTAAATACGCCTGTTATAAATGTGATTATGCCATTTAACACTCCTAAAAATCCTGTAATAACAGCAGTAGCTATATTAATTGCTGTAATAATACTATTAGTTATCACATTGGCAGCTATTACTAAAGCTGTGATGAAAACACTTCCTAAAAATATTGTAAGCAACTGAAGTATAGGCATAAGCACACCACTAATAGAACTACCTAAGGATAAAATAATATTAATTAATTGATTTATGGCATTAAATGCTGGTTGTAGTGCCAATAAAACAGAATTAATACCGCCAGATATTACATCTTTAAGCCTACTAAAAGAAGCCATTAATAATACAACAGCAGGTTGAATTTGCGACCATGCTTCTAAAAATGCTGCTTTAATTTGATTCCATAATCCAATTAAAAACGGTCCTACAGTTTCCCAATTTTGATAAACTAGAAAAGCAATACCCGCAATAGCCATTAAAGTAATTCCAATTGGAGAAAAAATAAACGCACGTGATACTGTAACTACCGTTTTTATAGCATTAGAGATTTTACCAAGTCCACTAGCTGTTGCAATAGCAACAGTTTCAAGTGTCATTGCCGATTTTACAGTAATCAATGTTGTTCTTAATGTTCTATAAGCATTAACTGTATTTAATACAGCAAATTGTAAAGCCTTATTGTGTATACTTCCACCCATTGCAGCTCTACCTATGTCGCCATAAAGTTTTACAATACCACCACCAATACTTATAACTTTACCTGTTGCCAGCATAAAACCAGTAAATGCTACTGTCCACATTAAAATATTACCGATTAGTAATTTAGTTTCAGGTGATAACGTATTTATCAAGTCTGCTAAATTTCCTATATTATCAGTTACCATCTTTATTTGCGGTGTT